GGTTCGCCCCCTCGAAGCCGACAACCTATATTTATTTGCCGGGGACCAGGGCAAAAACCTCATGACCCATGGAATCAAGAGCAATGGTTCGGGTCCCGTCGTCCCATGTTTGTGGTCGGGGTCGGGATTCGGGGACCTTGTACCACGGATGTTGGCTATTGCGCGTGAACGACTAAGCAAGTATATGATTGAGAGCTCTTGGGTCGGGGTCGGGGATCAGTCGGGTTCGGGTTCGGGGTTTGATGATTCGGGTCGGGGCAATTCGGGTCTTGATAGTTAGCTGGTAGTAGGTGTATATTGGTCACTTCCCCTTTTCGACCTGGGACCCACGACTCCAGGTAGTCCCCGGCCAGATCGCGGCCGGGGTTTTTTTATTAATCACAGTTTGCCGTATCTTCTAAAATAATGGCTTCTAGCAACTCACTATCATCTAAATTATTCAATCGGTTTAAAAACTTTTTACGAATCTGATCTGCTGTAATATCAGAGCCGTCAATATTTTTATGATCGATTGACGTTAATAAACTCATTACACTGTTATATTTAAGCTCCATTTTTCTATGATCCTATATATGGTGAATAACTTCTAATTTCAGATTTTAGATCCGTGTGCCGATCATCAAATTTTAATTGATAATTAGGGTATTTTTGTTGATGTCTTTTTATAAATACCGTTGCGTCTTGGTCTTCTTCTAAAAATACGCTGCTACCGCGGCGATAAGAATGGGCCGTAATAGATCGCTCTAGCCCTAGATCTACTAGATCCGTAATATCTACTTTTAGCCATGCGTGGCCTGGGTCGCTATAGAATGTTTTTGTTATTGTCTTTTTCATATATCACCTAACATTTAATTAATGAGATTATATTATATTCCATATAAAAATATATATCAACACTATACATGGGATATCATGTTATGTATAATAGAGTCTTCTAAATGTTAAAGGATAGAAAATGTTTAATAAAAATACTTTTATTATATATGAAGGCCCGTCGATGTTAGACGGAAAGGATATTGTTGTTTTAATATCCGGTTTTAAAACTAGATCAAAGAATGATAAAACTGGCGATATGTTTCAAACATGGATCTTAGTTAGAGATATTCATCCGGTAGAAGCCGCAAAAATGGGACTTGATGTTTCAATTTGTGGTGATTGTATTCGGCGGCCTATCCATGAAAATACGTGTTACTTGGTTTTATGGAAAGCTATCGCTTCTATATGGCGCGCGTATAAATACGGTAGCTATGAAAAAATGGCACCAGCTCAAGTTGCCGATATGATCCGCAACCATAAGCGAACCAGGAAACTAAGATTAGGATCATATGGTGATCCGCTCGCTGTACCAAGTGAAGTATTCAAGCCGCTAGTTGAAGCAGCCGAATCATTCACCGGTTACACTCACCAGGTAAAACGCGCGAATAAAAAATGGTCACGTTATGTAATGGCCAGCGCCGATACTAAGCAGCAAGCGCTAGATTATCAAAAACAAGGTTTTCGTACTTTCAGAGTACGCGCAGAAAAATCTACGCTGCTACCTAATGAAATAGCTTGTCCGGCGTCAAAAGAAGCCGGCCGCGTTTCATCATGCGCTAAGTGTAGCCTATGCATGGGTACAACAAGTAATAGCAAAAAATCGGTAGCAATTATCGAGCATTAAATTATCATAAAGAATTGGCGCGTGTTGTTGACACTAGGCGCGCTTTTCGGGTCCAGGCTTTTTAACATTTTCCTGGACCACCGGCCGGCCCATTCGGGCCGGCTTTCTTTTGTCTAGAATTCGGGTCGGGTCGGGTCGGGTCGGGTCGGGTCGGAATTCGGGCTTATTGGATAGAGGTCTTATTAACATAATGAAGTATATAAACACACAAGGATAAACATATTCAGCATGGACCAGATACACTCGACACCTGGTACCACTCGACACCAGGTACACTCGACACCTGGTACCACTCGACACCTGGTACACTCGACACCTGGTACCACTCGACACCTGGTGCAGGGGCACAAAGTTATTTGTACATTTTCCATCAATGATGGTATACTTATAGAGTCAACAATATAAGGAAATGTTATGACTAAATCTAATACATACAAGGGGCTATCTTACTATGGTAGCTATAATCCTGAGATAGGCTACTGCCTAATCGTGGGTGACGTATCAGGCGAAGAGCTTGAAGACTTGTTCGAGCTATCAACTTCTGGTGGCACTCGAAGCGCGCTTGATGAAATCTTGGAGTTTCTAAACGAAACTCCAGCCATTAATATTGATGAAGTTCACTTCGAGGAGGAAGTAGCATGAAACAAGCACATTGGCAGAAAATTTTAGAACCCATTATTAACCTGGAGCCTAGCGTGAAACAAACTAAAAAAATTGATGCGTATGACATGCTTAGGAAGATCCGCAATACTCAACGCAAGGGATTTCAGAAAATTAAGTCGTATTTTGACAATTACGATACAGGTCGATTACTTCTCGCGGGTCGCACAATCCGTTTTGGATCGCCTGATAAGGAAAAAGAGTTTAGCTATGATGATTGCATCGAGAGTGACGATCTTTACGCGGATGAAGAAATTGCGCTCGAAGCTATCGAGGAAGCTATCGAGAAGGGGGAAACGGATTGCTACTTTGCAGTCTCTGTCCGACTTCACGAGGATGATGAAGATTACGACTTGGATTCTCAGGACTTCGAATGCGGAAACGTTCAAGAGTATTATTTGGACATGACTACTGGAAAAGTATCCTAAAAAATAGTCGGGATTACCTCGAACCAAGGCGGCCTTCGGGTCGCCTTTTTTTATGTTCGGGTATTGGGCTTAGGTACTTAGGGGCTCGGTCGATCAAGGTCGTCGCGACAGCGACACCGAATCGGGGCGCACGGCGCCGTGTTGCTATACAAGGAGGAGCTAGATAGTGTTTGGCAAATATAATTCGTGGTATTGGTCATTGGGCCATGGTCCCTCCCCCCCGGTCTTTTTTCAAACGATTTTGCCCAAAAATTTTTTTCAAAAGTAATTTCATTGGTTCCATATTACATGGTATATTTGTTGGATGTTACAAGCACCAGATGAAGTCATTCGCGAAGTTCTTGCGTTAGAGGAAGCCAAGCGCCGTTTAGAGATTAGGGAGGTAGCCCAAGAAAATTTTTTAACTTTTGTAAATCATTGCTACGAGGGTTTTATTTTAGGGGCTCACCATAAGCAGATAGCGAAGCAGTTTGAGCGGTTGGCCGTGAACCGTGGCTCACGGATCATTGTCAACATGCCGCCGAGGCATTCCAAGTCAGAGTTTGCCAGTTATTTATTGCCGGCTTGGTTGATTGGCAAAAACCCACAGCTCAAGATCATTCAGACTACGCACACGGGTGAGTTAGCGGTACGGTTTGGTCGTAAGGTCAGAAACCTGATGGAGCTTCAGGTGTACAAAGATATTTTTCCAGAGGTTGAATTGCGTATTGACTCGAAGGCTGCTGGTCGTTGGGAGACATCCCAGGGCGGTGAGTATTATGCGGCGGGTGTTGGTGGTGCGATCACGGGCCGTGGTGCAGATTTATTGATTATTGACGATCCGCACTCGGAACAAGATGCGTTATCGGACACGGCGATGGAAAGTGCGTATGAGTGGTACACTTCTGGACCGAGACAGCGTCTACAGCCGGGCGGTTCGATAGTGATTGTAATGACGAGATGGTCATTGAAGGACTTAACTGGCAAATTGATCAAGGCGCAGAGTCAGGATGTGATGTCTGACCAGTGGGACATTGTAGAATTCCCTGCCATATTGCCGAGTGACAAGGTCCTTTGGCCAGAGTTCTGGAAAAAAGACGAGTTGTTGCGGGTTAAGGCATCATTGTCCCTGGCTAAATGGAACGCGCAGTGGCAGCAGAACCCGGTTGCTGAAGAAGGGGCGATTATTAAGAAGGAATGGTGGAATGTTTGGGAAAAAGAGGACATTCCGCAGTTAAGTTACGTGATGCAGTCGTATGATACGGCGTTCTCGAAAAAAGAAACGGCAGATTACAGCGCGATAACCACTTGGGGGGTGTTTAGGCCGGTTGAAGGTGAGCCAGAGCACATTATTTTGCTTGATGCCCAGCGTGGGCGGTGGGATTTCCCGGAATTGAAGGCAAAAGCGCTCGATGAGTACAAATATTGGGAGCCTGACATGGTGATTATTGAGGCAAAGGCCACTGGAACACCGTTAACCGACGAATTGCGGGTGATTGGGATACCGGTGGTCAATTATACACCGTCCAAGGGCCGTGATAAGCACACCAGGATGCACATGGTGGCGCCAATATTTGAAGCGGGCATGGTTTGGGCGCCGGATAAGTCGTTTTCAGAGGAAGTGATTGATGAATGTGCTGCATTTCCGCACGGAGACAATGACGATTACTGTGATTCAATGTCCATGGCCCTTATTCGGTATAGAAAGGGTGGGTTTTTACAGTTATCGAGTGATGAAGAGGATGCTCCGAAGGAGTATTTAACCGATTATAGGCAGTATTATTGATGATAAAGTATCACGGCACTCCTTGTGGGCCAATAGCGGTTTTTTTTGAGGCGCTTACAGATAGAAATGTGCTAATTCCTTACCCACGGCCCGATGATCTGAAAAGAGCCTTACAAGTTTGCGACAAAATCATCCTAGACAATGGGGCTTTTAGTGTGTGGCGCAAGGGAATTGCTGTTGATTGGTCTGATTTTTATAACTGGGTGATTAAGATCATCAATCGCGTAGAGTTTTTTTTAATACCCGATGTTATTAACGGAACAGAAAAAGAAAACGATGCACTGCTAGACAATTATCAAGCCAGCGCACGATCTCTTAAAGATAAGGGCGTTCCAATTTGGCATGTGAACGAAAGTTTAGAAAGGCTGGATTATTTGTCGTCGCGATATGAGTACATAGCTTTTGGCAGCGCCGGACAATATGCAACCCTTGGAACGCTTGCATGGCACAGTAAAATGAATGAGGCAATGCGCGTGGTTTGTGATAATCAAGGCTTGCCTAAAGTTAAAATTCATATGTTGCGGTGTTTAGATCCTAAACTGTTCACTCAATATCCATTTTTTAGCGGCGATAGCACCAATGTTGCGGTAAACCACCATAGAACCGGGTGGGAAAATATTATGAACAGAATAGAAGCAGCAGATAGCCCTTACAAATATGCCGGAGGAGCTACTCAGCTCAACCTATTCTAGTATGTCAAAGTATATTTCTACAAAAACATACAAACATTTAGGACCGGTAGCGTACAGACAATGGCGAGCTGACTCTCATTGCCGTTTTATTCACGGTTATGCTCTATCGTTTCATTTTGAATTTGAAACCAATACCCTAGATGCTCGTAATTGGGTTATGGATTTTGGAGGTCTTAGACCCTTAAAAGAAAAGCTAGAAGAATGGTTTGACCATACTTTTTTGGTTGCAACCGACGACCCTGACCGAGAACAACTGTTAGCCCTTGGTAAATCAGGTGTTGCTAAGATAACGGAAGTAGAAAAAACTGGTTGTGAGGGTATTGCAGATTTTCTCTACGAATACGTCAACACTATTTTTTTAAAAAACTGTGGGGAACAAGACCGAGTATGGTGCTGTAAGGTTGAGGTCAGAGAAACCGACAACAACATGGCGATGAGAGTTGGACACAGATAAGGGTATAGCCAGTGAACGAAGCGTTTTCACTAATTGCAGAGGTTGGTTTTCCGATAGCGATGTCCTTGATTGGTGGCTTCTTTATCTTTTTAACGATAAAGTACATCTTAGAGAGCGTTGTCGGCCAGGTGCAGAGCATTCATGTGATTGTGCAAGGCTTGGACAATCGAGTAAAGACCATGAACCATGATATGGTGAGAATGGATTGCACGATGTGTAGTGTGTTGGGCATACGTCCAGATTTAGAGCGAATATCAAGAGCCGATGGAAAAGAAGACGCAAGGAGAGATTAGTGGCTATAAAACCTTTTTACGGACAAACTGGAGCGGATAGTGAGTTAACAGCTAGATTACGCAAGCTTCAAGAAGCAAGTCAAGTGCCACCAGAACCAGAGGTTCCAGAAAAAACCGGACGCGCTTACATAGATAATATTATGCAAAGAAGAGCTAATGCTAGTATTAACCCTAAGCAACGTGATCTAGAAATTGAAAATTACACTTACATACAACCAGATAGAATTCTAAGGCAACAAGTGCCGCCATCTCGAATGATAACTAACCCAGAAGAAATGGAGGAAAGACTTCAAACTATTGCTCGCGATTATTTTCCAAAGGATGATCGAAGTTCACCCAAACCATATTCGCGTGGCATGATTGATTTTAGGCCACGCGAAGAAATATCTAGAGCTAAAGAGCAAGAACTTTTGGCTTCCCGTCAACAAGATGTGCGACGGTTTAAAGAAGACATAGCCTCTTATCTCAGCAAAGAAGATCGAGAATCTTTAGCCGAAGACCTAATTAGTACACGGTTTGGTCATATTCCTGCGGAGTATTTCGGAGAAGGGGAAAGATACAGTTTAAGGGGTCTTTTTGTTGGTGATCAAGGTTATTCGGACCGGTATGCTGGTTTTCAAGACCCAAACACTCTAGCCATTTATACTCGCCCTAGCGACGCAGAATTTTATCCTGGAACAATGG